CTATAAGGGGAGTGTCCATTTGCAAAAGATATTGCATCTTGAGGCTGTCCAATTCCGATTGGTGTGCCAAGCACTGCCAAGAAATTACCTGTTGATTCTGCTAGAGAAACCAGACCATCCTGAACACTTTGATCAGTAATACCAGGAACAATGGCAAGAGTAATAGGAGCAGCATCAGTGTTTAAGGCCTGCATTCCTGTACGCCCATTAGTCCCAGCGGTTTGGCCTATAAGTGCAGCAGCCTCTAAGGTAGTATTTCCGTTCCCATCTCCATTAGCGCCGTCTCCTAGATTTCTCGTTCCTTGAAGCATCTTAACAAATCGAGGTGAAGCTGCTGTGGGACCCATATAACGCTGGAAGCCTTCGCTGTCGGTTGCTCCTCCAGAAGCTGGACCTCCTACCATAGCCACACCTGCCCCTGCACCTAAACCAGAAGTGTATGATTGGTAGTGTGCAAGCTTAGTGTCTGAGAAAATAGCGTTGTCTGCCATCAGATTTCCCTTTACATACTTGGATAGATACCCATTAACGCTTTGGGTTACCCCAGTGTTAATCTCATCTTCGATATAAGAACCAGAACCCACTAGTGAGACAATGTTACTTTCTTCCTGTGCGCCGTCTACAAGAACTCTGAATTGAGTATTTCTACTACCTAGAGTAGTAGTTTGTGATTGAACACCTATAATTGCTCCATCAGCATTAGTAGAGGTATTGTAACCCGTTCCTGGGTACAATGACTGTACTTTATACCCTAAACCAGAAGTGGCTGAACCATCAACAAAGCTAAATCCTTTAACTGTTAGCGATGATACTAAGGCGTGTCGATAAACCAAGTCATCTGTGGCTCTCGTAGTCGCTCCTGGGCTCAACCCCCCTGGCGAAGTGCAGGCAGAGGGGTTTCCACTACCGTCTAAAGCGAGGAGAATTCGTGTACCTTGATGAGCACCATATTCACTACTTGAGTAAGCGGAAACACTTAGCGTAGCACCCGAACCAGCAAAGTTACCCACTAAGATATTACCCAACATCCCAACTGTTCGGCCAGTCATGTCAGAATCACCTAAATTCCAATAAGATCCAACCATGTTAGCATCTAGCTCTCCACCAATAACCGAACCCATAGCTTCAGCCTGAGTTGTTGCATCTACACCCCCTATCTGGGTTCCAGCGGGGATAGCAAAAGAAACAGGATCTAAAAACTGTGTTGGTTTGACACCATTGTTGTCAGTTACCTGTATTTTTAGCCATAGGCTAGAGGTTGTTCCAGCATTCGCTGCCGAAACTCCAATAGCTGGGCAAGAGCCCATCCTCATAACACTACTTGCTTCCGCTGAAGTCGCAGGATCTAAAGCTCGGACAAAATATAGCTGATTGGCTTCCTGGAGAACCTCTAAAGCCCCCTCTAATCCTTGTCCTGCAAGAGTTTCTTGGGGACTTCCGAAGGTGTCTTTTAGATTTTGTGCGTCTGTAATAAGGGTAGGTTTATTTCCTGGACCCCTAGTAGCAAAGCCGACGATCCCAACTACAGTGGGATTAAGTGAAGGAACATAATCACTAATGTCCTTCTCAATAACATATACTCCAGGGCTAACAAAATTTGCCATAGTCTATCTCCTAAGCGTTTCTAATAGTAAGCATTCTTCTTTCACCTAAATTACGCACTTGTGAACTAAGAAAGCTGTAAGGGACAACCATAGTTTCTCTAGCCCCAAGCCATACTCGCTTAGTTCCTTGATTGGTTGTTAAGTAAAGTTCTAATCTCTGTAAACTGTCGTTTGTAACTGATTTCATAATTTCCCTCTATTTGTATTTAGTAAATATAGGAGAAAATACAGAGAAAAAAATCAAACTAAGAGATATCTACCTCTATTTTCAATTCCTCAATCTCACCTGTAGACGTTATTACGTATCGAGGACTCCTAATATAAGTCTCAACTGAGATGGTAAAGGTCTTTCTTATTATTCTATCTTCTTTATCCCCTAAAGAAAATGAGTAATTATTAGTTTCTGAGGCTAGGAATGCTTGGCTATTTTGCGTAAACTCAGTAAACAATTGCAACGAGGGCTTAAACGACATGCGGATTTGTTGAGCTAATTGGTCCATATCTTCCATATACTTTGTCCAAACATTTATTTTATACTGAACAGTTACTGGTCGATCCGCGTAAGAAATAACCCGAACGGCCCTCTGCTTCGCTTCATCCCAGTGCGTACTTTCAATAAGGAGACTACCAAATTTCTCTCTTTGAGAGCTTTCTTGTACTGAATCTTGAGAAACAGTCAGCAATGGAAGAATAATATTATCATGATCTTTCAGCTTCGCTACAGTTCTTTCTGGGTTTCCATACCTACACTTCACTTTTATTAGCTCGTTTTCTTGATTTAAATAAGGTAAGTCGTTAAATTCATGTATAAAAAATCTAACAATTTCTTTATATGAGTTTAGAGGTAGCACCGATTTCTTATGCATACGCCTAAGTAACTCTATAGCATAATTTTTTCCACCTTTACCCTCTCTAACGTGCGAAGATATAGGATCTGTAGTTATGCTTTCTGTAATATCGATAGATTTAAACGTCCCCAAGATCTAAGTACCCCCCGACATCTTCAGTCTTCTGAGTTAATCTCTCATCCACAATATCCTCTTCATCTCTGAGGAGTTTAGCAGCGCAAACCATATGAAAAACTCCATAGATTTGAAACCCGTCTTCCTGAACTTCAAAAATTTCAAACTTTTGATTTTGGAATCTAGGCTTAATTATATCCCCAGCAACGGGGTCTCGTCCTAACTTAGCGGCAATATATGATTTATTAAAAATAAATAATTGATCGCTTGTTAATTCTAAACCAAACTCAGACATATTCTGTTCTACAGCCTTAGGCTCATAATGTCCGTAAACCTCAATAGGAGTTGACACCACAGGCTTACTTCTCGCTTCTAAGTAAACTTCATCATATTGCTCTTCAGTTTGTAAAAATTTAAAATAAAGTAGCTCAGATCCTGAGATTCTAATCAGTTCATCATCAATTAAATTAAATAAGTTTAGATCAGGGCTCTCCTGATCAAAAAACGAAAGCTCACTCCTGCCTTCTAGCTCAGGGAGGGGAGGCATGTTAGTTGATACTTTATATAATTTATTATTCCTATCCATATATTTCTACCCTCTAGTAAGTACTGAAGCTGGGTGGCTCTTCAATCTCACTCAGAAGTTCTTGAATTAAGGCATCTTTTTCCTTCTCGCTTTCCTGTGCAAGCTGTGCGCCATTTAGCATTGCCCCGCCAGCAGGCGAAGGCACAGAAGAAAATTTCCCACGAACTTGCGATAAAACACCCTTCGAAACAGCCAATGCATAGCGTTGACACCAATTAAGGTAAGCTGGCTGCACGGTGTTTGAATCAATAGCGCGATACTCTAAAATAACTCGCTCTGGAGTAACTGCTGGAGAAGGATATATTTGAAGATATTTACCTCCAACAATATTAAAACCACCATCAGCCCCCAATATTTTTCTATATTGTTCAAGGGTTTGTTGCATGAGATAATACTCACCAACCCTCATATCCCCAAACAAAAAGTTATCTTGGAAGTATTTTAAGAAGAAATCAAACTCAAGAGTACCAGCTTGAGCAGCTATAGTTAGCAAGCTCTTTCTGTATACCACATACTCTAAGTTATGAAGCATGTATAGTGGGATTTCATATATATTTTGTCCTGCGGAAGCATCAAAAGAAGCGTACTGCAATGTCCATAAAGGAGCGTGATAGTTTAGCTTATTAATTGCCTCTTGAACACAATGCTTAAGTTGAAAAGGAGTAAGCTCTACCCTAACAATAGGAAAACCTAGCATTCCTAAAATATAATCTTTAATTATTGTTTCAAACCCATTAAACTCCCCTGCATCCTCTAAGGTTAGCCTATTAAGAGTTGGACTATTTATCTCCCCTACAGGTTCGTAATCTGTTAGTGAATCTCCCCCATAATCACCAAGACTTGCACCATATCCATTAAGATGAGGCTTGGGTATTTCTGGGTGGTTGTTTTTGTGGTTTGGCATTTTTCTTATTCCTTTTTACGTTAGTTGGGTCTTGAAGTAATATAAGATAATCAGAAATTAATTCAGTATCAGACACTATAATTTGCTTGGGACGAATTTCTAAAATTTTATCCCCTATAGTAGTTAGCATTCTGAACTTACATTTGCTTTGATATTTATACATTTTATATAGCTAAAAAAGAACAAAGGGTGGGAGATAAATTATATCCCCCACCCCTTTTTTTACTTATCTAGGTTTGATTAATTATCAAACATAGGAGTTATTCTTCACTTGGACGAATGGTGTGAAGAGGTAGTTAGATGTTGGGCCAATAAGTCTAATGATTCTGTAGAATCTAGACGCAGGAGCAACTTCAGCTTTACCATAGCGAGTCATGATACCCTTTCTGGGCTGGAAGGTATCAGGATCGGTAATAGTAGGTGTCTGCTGTAAAGGAATATAGGGGCAGTAAACATAGCCACTATCCATAGCATTAGCACCCTTATAACCAATAAGGATCTCATCCTCAGGGTACATGGGATCAACATAAAGGTCAAACTGACCAGCTAGTTTACCTCTGTACTCAACCTTAGCACCATTCATGTTTGAAGGTCCGTCAACAGTAGCAACGCCACCCTCTAACTTAGCTGCTGCGTGAAGCATAGCTGCGACAGTGGGAGAAGTTACCATGAAGTTACCAGGACCGCGCAAGGTGGTCTTGTAGATGTCGGTAGCTGCTCTCTGGCAAAGTGCCATGAGATTAGCGTAGACATGACCAACATGCTGAGGTGCGAAATCAAGAGCAGAGCTAGAGAAGTCAATTACGAAGACATTATCGTAAACTGATGCAGCCTCATTCTTGGCATAAGCGTCAGCGAAATCATAATCGAAAGCGCCAGCGGTGGGGAAATCGGGCTGGAAGTTAAAGCTAGGACCATTGGCTGATGACTGAGACTGGTCTAAAGCGGCTCTATCCCAACCGAAGGTATCACCAGTATTTCTACCAACACCATAAGCCATCATTCGAACATCTTCAATGATTTCACGGTCGATCTCAAGACGAAGCTCTTTGCCAAGAAGGTCAGTAAGCTCCTGCTCAAGGTCAAGGTTGTGATAAGCCTTAAGGTCTTGAGAAGCCTCAAGAGTCCAAAGGGCTCTCATCTTACGAGTTCTAGCGGCAACAGGCTGCTGCTCAATGTTGAACATCATCTCTGGGATACCAGAGCCATCAAGACGCTCACCAGCAGAGACATTGAAGCCCATAAAGCCAGCAGGTCCGTGTGTTACACCTTGGGTACGCGCAGCACCAGAAACAGGGAAGGCAGCAATCTGACCACCAACGGTGTCATCAGGAGTACCAGAACCAGCTTGAAGAAGCTCGTTAACATTTAATGCAGAGGCGGTTACATGCCCATCATCATCAAATTTAGCATCCCTGTTATCAAGAGCGTAAGCCCTACCATAAGTATCAATAGGACTTGCGACCTGACCACGATAAGTAAGGTTGTACTTGCTGTAAACGAGTTGTTCGCCACCACCATCTTGGTGTGCATCTCTTCGTGAATTTCCTATGTAGAAAATTTGTGAAACGGGTCCTTGCATAGGCTGCACACCAACAATATTGTTGGCGATTAGCTCAGGGTAGACGCGACGAACAAGGGGGAAAGCAAACTTCTGGAAAGTACCAAGGCGACCAACTGTTGTTTGTGCGCCAACACTGTTGGCTCCAGTTGATTCGTCAAGCTTATCTGAAACGATTTGCTTGGCTTGGTTCTCTAAAAGTTGTGCAGTAACTTTTCTTGTATACTCGCTGTCAATACCTTCTAATACAGGAGACCATTTATCCATTGTTTCATTGGTAATACTACCATTAACATCTATATTATCCATAATTTATCTCCGTTATTTTTTAAAGGGCATAAAAGCCATCATATCTTCGTTGATGAACTCGTTACGAGATTGAGTCTCAACTGTATTATTATCATTATCCAAAATCTCAGAGTCTACATCGTCCGAGATTATAACTGCCTTTTCATTACTTTTGAATGGCAGCTTTGCGGACTCCTCCAAAGCAACAAATGCTTCGGATAAATCCCGCTTTTCACCCTCAAGAAGTGTATTTTTATCTGAAATAACTCTTAAAGTGTTTTCTAGCTTTGAGCACTCAGTCAAGGCTGAGTTTAGCTCTTGAACGAGAACATCGTTCTCTTCCTGAACTTCATCAAATTCTTTTCTTGTTTGAGAGACCGCATTATCCTCATCATCACTATTAAGCTCTAAAGCCATAAGGGCTTTTAGTGATTCAAAAAGACGAGCATTTTTGAAAACCTCGTTCTCTGCTTCTAGTTCGGCAAGAGCATGGGTTTTAACTTCATCAATCTTCATACGAAGAAATCCATGAACCTTAGTCTCTAAGTCTTTTACTTTGTTCTCCACCTCTTCTGAAATAACATCACTTACCAAGGTAGCAATCTCAGAGACTGTTTCCTCAGTAAGCCCTTCAGGTAGAAGTTGTGAAATATCATCAAATTTACTCATAATTTAAACTCCGTTTCTATTAGTATTTACACCTCTCAAAAAAAGAGGTTAATTTTTTCTAGTTTTTTCCTCGTTCGGCTCTTAGCTCATCCTGAAGCCTTCTCTTTGCTGCGGCATATTTAAGGGCCTGAGTTCTTTTTTCTAAATCTGTCACGGCTTTAGTAGGATTAAGATTCGCAGCGCCCTCAAGAATACTCTTTAACTCACCAAACTTGTTTGGAGTATTAAGTGACTCAGACAAGAACCCTTTAAGAGCAGCGTACTTATTCTCAGTCACTTCAGGATTTGAGGTTACTGTCTCAGCATCATTATAGCCTCTTGTGGTTACCTTCCTAGGTTTTCCTGTATTTGCAGTATAAAAATCCTCCCAATTTTTTAGAGGATCTTCGTCAGTTCCAGGCTTAACTTTCTTTTCAGCTTTCTTCTGTAACTCAGCAACCGAAAGAAGGTCAGCAGGGGCTTGATCCCCCCACTTGTAAGTTTTTTCTCTTAGTTTGGTTTTAAGAAGAGTCGTAAACACTTTTTCTTTTGCCGCTTTATCAAGTGTATCTTTTACAATTTCTTCAACTAAGTTAGATTGAGTTGATTCTGAAATACCTGGGAATGCACCTCTAGTAGAGGGATCGGCAACTAAATCAAAAGTAACAAGTTTAAAATCTTCATTTACCGTCTTAGTTCCATCAGCCTGCTCAGACAAAGTACCCATCCCTCGGGAGGAGATCCCTACCTTTACGCCACCTTCAACAAGTGCTTGAGCTACTTTTCCAGCAGGAGTATCAAGTAACTCACACTCACCAAGCAATTCATTGCCATTAAAATTAAGGTTTGTGATTAAATGAGATACATTACTAAGCTTAACAGAATCATGCGTAGGGTGATCTAACTCACCTAAAAGTCTTCTTTCTGTCATAGCTTCTGCTATCTTCTTAACTTCTCTCTCCAAAAGAGGCTTCTTGTAAATACGCCCGTTATTATTTTTTTCGTCACAACGACCAAAAATCCCACGAAGAATACGAGTAGATTTCCCGCCTCTCTGCTCTGTAATAAGCTCTGCATTTTCTACTATAAATGTGTCTGTTAAAATCATGATTCGTCGTTTGCTACCTTATATTTATCAAATTTTCGAGATTTTTGTTTCCCGTGTTTTCTCATGGTCCTCACTGAGTGACCTTTTATGCTATCCCATTTAGCTGAGGGGGTAGCGGACCCAGGGGTAAACCCTTTAGCAATTCGGCCAGAGCTTTTCTTTCCCCAACCAGCCTTGCTAACTACATACAATCTAGCTGCGCCCTTTGTTGAAAATATCTGTCCTGGATAACCTCGTCTTAAAGCAATAGCAATGCTAGGGTAGTTTTTTACTTTTGATTTTTTAGAAGTAACTACGCCATCTTTTAAGGTGTGGTAGTCACCCCTTTTTCCGCGTTGCTTACTCTTTGTTTTAGCCTCTGCGATTAATTCTATCATGAAGGTCATTATTGTTACTTTGGGATCGGTTTCTTCTTGCTGCTCTTCGTTTTGGTTTATGTGGGTTGTCTGGGTCTGGGGCTGGGCCTGCTGTGTTAATTCCAATGTGACCCGATCCTACTTGACCACCGATACTCGCTATTCCCATAGATTCCATAACTTTAATAAGATCTTCTAAGTCAGCAACTTTCTTTTTATACTCTTCAACGAGGTGTTTTTTATAAATAGTAGCCTCATTAAGAGGTTCAGAAAGTGAGTTGTGATCCACAGAAGGTTCAACAGATTTTTCTACGCTCTTTTTAGGGATAGAAAAAGCCTCGGTTAATACCTGCGAAGCAAAATCGTCAGGAATTTTGACATGAGAAATGTCAGGCGCGTCTGGAGACGTTGGTGCTGCAAATTGAACTGGGTTACCTTGCGTTACCTGCTCAGTAACTAGACTTTCTGCAAAGCTTGCGATATCTAGCTCTTTCATACTCATGGTTTACCTCAAGCGTATCGACCTGTACCGTGTTCGTAGTCTTTGTCCTGCTGTCTGCCTCTTGCCTCTGCTTTTTCCTCATCACTGAGTTCATGCTGATATCGCTTGCCGATATTCTGGCGATCCGCTACATCTTGCCTCTTGGCCCTTGATGTTCCTTTGGGAAGACCACTCGCCCTACCAGTTCTCAATCTTCTGCCACCACCGTGTCCTAAGCCTGAACTTTTCTTTTTAGACTTGCCCCTAGCGGCCTTTCCCTCTTCCAGAGCCCCTTCTTCTTCTTCGTCCTCGTCTTCTTCCTCTTCGTCTTCGTCACCTTCATTGAGTTGCTCATAAGCGACATCAAAAACATCGAGCATGCTCATAGCGTGTTCCATGAGATCTTCGTCTTCTAAGTTATCTAAAACACACTGAAGGTCATCGAGTGTAAATTTTTGCTGCTCCTCTCCTGGTACGTAATCCTCTACGTCAGTCATCTCTTCGTACTCATTGACAACACCATTTTCATATTCAGGAATAGTTCCAATATCACCTTCATTCTCTGAAGACTCATTTACCGTTCTAGGCTGTACATCCACTTTTGCTTTTTTCCAAAGTGAACTCTCTAAAATAGCATCAACCACTTCCTTCTCGACTCTTGTATTAAAATTCATATTATTTCTCCAATAATTTTACATGAGAGGAGGCTCCTCTCTTAAATATGTATATGTGATATCAAAAAAGTAAGAAAATATTTTTTTTCTGTTTTACTTACTTAAATTGGTAGATAGGGCAGCGCGGTTCGAGCCGACGATGGCGTTGGGATGAATTCACCCTCTACCTTTTCAAAAGCATCACTCGACAAGGTTCCAGCGGTAGACCAAACAACACCCTCAGGAAAATCTAAAAGAGTAGCAGACTTGTTATCTATATTAGAAATCTCTTTTACTTGGATAAATTTTGTTTTATTTACTTCTTTGTCATCCGTAATTATATTAAATCGTAACTTAGAATTAAAATCATTTATATCAAAAGAATCAACAGATATAGATCTAAATATCTTGGGCTGCAATTGAGAGTATAAATCATGAAAAGAAATTGAGTCTTTTTCCTGCAAAGAAAAATCAGTCTTGATACTTGCTAATTTTTTCAACAGCATAGGAACAGGAAGGATAGCTCTTGGAAGAACTTCTGCGTTATTTTTATACTTATTTAAATCTAGTAACTCGGTTGAATTTAGAGAGTACTTTAATCCTTCTTGATATACAATATGATCCTCTACATCTGACGTAAAGTTAACACTATCAGTAGTAGTTATCTCTGATTTTAAGTAAAAAGGCGTAGCTAAACCATCATAGATATCCGTCAAGAAGGGAGACAACTTTAATTTTACTTGTCTTTTATTAAAACTTACTAATTTTGATCGAGTGTGGTATGGAGCTTTAGTCGTTAAATCTGTAGGAATAATAACTACATGCTGCGGAATAGCTCTAGGAAGCAACATGTCTGGAGTATTACTAAAATTATCCAAAGTAAAATCTGTAAAAATAAAATTGGCTATTTTAGATGATTCTAAGTGGTTTAACAGCATATCATCATGCCGCAAATAAATTACTGCATATGGAAATGCTTTGTGTTTTACGTAATTATCAATACCTGTAGTTGTATAATTATATGTAGCCCCTGTTTTTCTTGTAAACAAGCTAGGCCCTGGTAGATTTTCGATGGTGTCTTTATCCAAAGATAAAAAATAATAATCTGATCTAGTTGAGGTTACATCTACGTCATACTCCACTAGATCACTTGTTGTAGAGCAGCAGTCTAGAGTAACATTATAATCTTCATTAGCCAAGAAAGCAGCTTTTTCAATTGTAGTACAATTTAAGGCGTATGCTTTTTCTATATCAGAAAACACAGTAAGCCTATCGGACCCAATTTCGACAGACGCATTAAAAAAATCACCATCTTGCATCTCAAAAGAGTGTTCTATCCCTGCGCTATCCTTAACTGTAATTTTTTCATTATTTGGAATATAGGTAATATGCTCCTCTAGATCAGTGGTCTTATAAATAACTCGCTTGTTTAAGTCTTCTGCTAAGGTTTTCCAATTAAATAACCTATTTTTTGTTTTAATATCATATTCCAGAGGATTAATAGAGATTGCTTCTTGCAAAACAGTGTCCATAGAATTAACATTATCTACCAACTGACTTGTATTTTTTTTAATGGCCTCCGTAACTAGCCTCTCTTTTTGAAATCCTATAATATCATCTAAAGCAAAAAAGGTTTCCTCTCCTCGAACAAGTGCTTCTTTGAGAGATAAGTAAATTGCTTGGTCTAAACTTTGCCCATTTAAACCTAACGTAGACTCCAGAACAGAAGAAGCCTTTTCGTGAATACTGATTTTTATTTTTTCTAGACTTAAAGTGTTATAATAAAAGTCTGAATAGTTTTTTGACAACTTATTTATGTTGTAAACCCCTGCTACGCTATCGTCAACTTTATCAGAAAATAATAACTTTCGACCTCCCCTCCCTGTAACGGAAAAATCCTGGGAAATATCCTGGTTCACAATATTAAATGGCGCTTGTGTTCTAGTTTCTACTACGCTAAGATTAGGAATACTTATTCCAGTAGCGTAGGAAAAAAGATTTCTTTTTTCATACAAAAGATCTGGACTTAACTCAACAACAGAAACAGTATTAAACCACCTATCCCCAGACAACCCCCCATTCACGTATGGGGCATTGTTTTTTTTCATATTAACGGCAATCTCCGTTGTCTCCATCTTCGTATTGGCTACTAGATTAGTAGGGACCTTAATTGAGTTACCTATTATATCATTTGTAACAATAGTAACTTCAGGATCATCAGGAGATACCTGGGTACTAACTTCAGGAAAATCAACAGTAATAGAGTTTTTTACCTCTACATAATCGTTATATTGTAAAGGAGTAGTAGCAGTGTCTGGTAATACTAAGTTAACTAAAGTACCAAAAGATCCTTTATACCTAAAATAATCTATTTCTTTGTCGCTGGAAAAGCCGTTAACTTGATATAATATTTGGTAATCACAAAAAAGTTTTAAATTAGTTATAAGGTTTTTGTTTTTCTTAAAAATCTCCAATGCTAAGGGAGAGCTTGGAACAAAAAACTCCATCGTAAGCTTAGGGGACTCTTTTGTATATTGTATTTTAAGAGTAGCCTTTATAGGATCAACCCCTGCACTTGTAAGTTTTTCCTGCAAAAGGCCAGCAACTGTAATAGGTATGGCATCCAGAGCGTTTCGATCTATATCATTTTTTACGAATTTAAAGCTAGTATGAACCTCTGAGAGAGGCACAGGAAAAAACGATATTTCAGTAAAAGAAACTTCTTTATTTCCGTTATACGGAATAGTAATTGTATTAGGAAGTTTAATTACTGGTGGTGGTGGGTCAGGGAGGCCGATTACATCCGATCCAATCGCCTGAGAAGTAATTATTGGAGACAGCATTGGAGGCTCGGAAACAAGAACCACTCCCCCAAATGGAGCATTATTAGTAAGAGGACCTACAAACGAACCTTCTGCCGCTAGATTAGAAGCCACTAAAGAACCTACCACGGCACTAACTTATCCCTGCGGTTAAAGGCCCTTCTGTCCCATCATTGTTGGAAATCCTCGTTAATCGTAAAG